GGCTCGCCATAAAGGAGTGGGCGGACGCAAACGAAATCGAGGGAGAGCAACGCGAGGATCTGTTCTACCACATACAGGCACTCGACAAGGTCTATCTCGACTTCAAAGCGAAGAAGTTGAAGAGCGCCACGCAACAAACAGGAGCTGGCAAATAGATGGCCGACTTGAGACAGTTCGCGGGACGGATTCGTGTGATGGGTAAGCGTATCGAAAAGAACGCTGATGCCATGACGCGGAAGGTCGCGCTCGCTGTTGATAGCGCTGTGGTCATCGCTACCCCTGTCGATACGGGTCGCGCGCGTTCTAACTGGCAGGTCAATCTCGGTGGGCCTGCTAGTGGGACGCGCGACGCACTCGATCAAACTGGTCAAGCTGCAATCGCAGAAGGTCAGACGGAGATCGCTAAGTACAAGGGCGGTTCCGCAATCCATATCACGAACAACCTTCCATATATCGGACGGCTGAATGACGGCTGGTCAGCACAAGCCCCGTCGGGCTTTGTTGAGAAGGCAGTCTTAGTCGGGGTCGCTGCTGCGCAGGGCGCCGGAAGCCTGTTGCAGAACGCTTTGAAAGAGGAGCTGTAATGGCGACCGAAACTATTGACATTCGAATCCGAGAAGACGGTTCTCGGGTCGTTAAGCGGAACCTGGAGGACGTAGGCAACACCGCTGAGAAAGCTGCAAGCGGTGTTGATATCCTCAAGCGCGCCCTCGGCGCGCTGACTGCTTTTATCGCAGTCGATCAGATCCGCAAGTATGCTGACGCATGGGCAAGCGCGTCCGGGCAGATTCGCATCGCGACCAAGGACATCGCGGAAGCTGCTGCCGTGCAGGAGCAGCTCTACAAGACAGCGCAGAACACCCGCCAGGGCTTCACGGATATCGTCGAGCTCTACAGTCGCACCGCGCGATCGGGTAAAGAGCTTGGCGCATCCCAGGCTCAGCTGATCAAATTCACGGAGAACGTGGGCAAGACCCTTGCGGCCAGCAGCACCAGCGCACAGCAGGCGCAGGGCGCACTGATGCAGATGGGCCAGGCGCTGGGCAGCGGCATCGTTCGGGCGGAAGAATTCAACTCCATCTTGGAGGGTGCGCCGGCCATCCTGCAAGTCGTCGCGAACCACATCGACGGCGCCGAAGGTAGTATAGGCAAGCTCCGGAAGATGATGCTGGACGGCAAGCTCACCTCCAAGGCGTTCTTCGACGCCATGCTTGCTGGGTCGGAAGAGATTGACGCCAAGTTCGGCAAGGCATCCTTCACCATCTCGCAAGGCTTCACGCTGATCAGTAACGCCTTCATGCGCTGGATTGGCCAGACCGATTCTGCGCTTGGCATCAGCAACACGCTTGGCCAGGCGATGAAGTGGATCGCTGACAATATGGACATGGTTGCAGCGGCAGCGCTGTCGGTAGGGGCCGCGATCGCTGTTGCCTTCGTACCTACGGCGATCACTGCCGTAACGAACGCTGTGCGGGCGCTGTGGGCCGTGCTTGCGGCGAATCCGCTGGCCGCTGTTGTGATCGCGCTCACTGCCGTCGTGACTTATCTCACACTCATGCGGGACGAGATCAACGTAGGCCTGGACGACGTCACTACGCTGGGCGATGTGTTCCGCGCTGTGGGCGAGGACATCGCGGTCGTATTTAGTGATCTGAAGGAGCTCGCTTCCAGCGCGTTCTCGGGGCTGGGCGACATCGTTGCTGACGTGTATCAGTCGATCACGCAGGCAACCGACCAGGAAACGAAAAACTGGCTTGCCCAATATACCAGCTTCTATGATGGTGTCGGTTCAGGCTTTGCTGGGGTGGCGAAGGGTATCGCGCGCACCATCGACGCGATCGCGGGGCTGCTGACCGGACTGGGCATCGCTGTGGTCAGGGCTTTCGCTGGTGTGCCTGACGCGATCAAGGAGATGTTCAACCGCACCTATAACGCGGTCGTCGGTGTTGTCGAGAACCTTGTGAATACCGTGATCAACGGTGTGAATAAGATGCGCAGCGCAGTCGGGATGGATCTGCTCGAGACCGTCAAGTTTGACCGGAAGCAAGTCGATACGAAGTTCTTCGAGACCTACGGTCAGAACATCGCGCAGTCTATCGACGACGGCTTCCAGCAGCAAGGCGGGTTCATGGAGAAGTGGGTCGATGGCGTCTTCACCCGTGCGCAAGCAATCGGCAAGCAACGCGCCGCAGCTCTGGGCAATCAGACCGGCGTGGATCTGAATCAAGCGATGGGCACCTTCAAGGCTCCCGGCCCGGACGAGAAGGAACTGGAGAAGCAGCGCAAGGAGCTCGAGAAGCTCAAGAACGAACTGCGCAGCCTGTTGAACACGATCGCTCCGGTCGAAGGTGCGAAGCTGGAGATGGCAAAGGCCGAGGAGACGCTCAACAAGGCGGTCGCCAAGGGTCTGATAACCACACAGGATCAGGCACGTTACCTCGAGCTCCTCAAGTTCCACTATCAGGACATCATCGATCCGCTGGGCAAGGTGAATCGCGAGATGGACGAACAGATCCGTCTGCTCGGTATGTCTTCGCGTACGCGGCAGGTCGAGTCCGAGTACATGAAGATCGAGAAGGATCTGCGCTCGCAGGGCATCACGCTCACGCAAGAAGAAACCGCTGCGCTTCGCAGCAAGATCGAGATGCTGCAACGCCAGAACGAACTGGTGGCAGCTCAGGATTCTATGCTTGCGAACAGCGTCGAGCAGCGCCGCGCGTTCAATACGCAGATCGAAGCGATGAACAACCTGTTGGCCAACCCGAGCAGCGGCTTCACTGCGGGCGATGCACAAGGGCAGGTGATGGGCATGCTGGGCGGCATGGGTATTGATACGACTGGAATGCAAGGCCAGATGCAGGCTCAGCTGGAGTTGATCCAGACGTACTATGCCCAGCTCGACATGCTGCGGCAGAACGATCTGATCAGCGAGCAGGACTACTCGAACGCCAAGGTTCAGCTGGCGCAGCGTGAAAACGAGTTGAAGACGCAGAACATGCGGAACTTCTTCTCCGGGCTTGCCAGCCTGCAAAGCTCCAACATCAAGGAGCTGGCTGCTATCGGTAAGGCTGCGGCAATCACCCAGGCGATCATGAACACCTACGAGGGCGCAACAAAGGCGCTGGCCCAGGGCGGTATCTACGGAGCGGCGATGGCTGCTGTCGTGGTGGCGCAGGGTATGGCACAGGTGGCAGCGATCCGCTCCCAGCAGACTCAGGGCTTTATGACCGGCGGTAACTTCACCGTCGGGGGTACTGGTGGAGCAGACTCACAAATGGTAGCATTTAGGGCAACGCCCGGTGAGCAGGTGACGGTCAGTACGCCCACACAGGTTCGCAAGGGAACAGCAGCACAGGGTCAGGGCGACCAGGCAGCGGCTCAGCCCACTGTGGTCACACCGAAGATCATCAACGTGCTGGATCCGTCCATTGTCGGGGATTACCTCGGAACCGACGATGGCGAACAGTTGATTATGAACGTCGTTCAGCGCAATCAACGCGCGCTGGGCTACTGAGAGGAGAATTAAATGGCAAGCGCTACGGGCACAGCTACCAATCTCGAAGATTTGTTCGGAAAGATTATCGCTTTCCTGACGACTAATGCTGCGCTCGTCGCGGCGAGCCAGCAGTGGCAGGTGCTCCGCCAATACCGCGACAACGTCGTCGGGATCAGCGTGACGAGCCTGGTGGAGAGCGCGACGTACAACCAGCGTCGCATCCTCCACAGCTTCCGCTATGACCCGAGGTCGCTTGGTACGAATGCGCAGACGGGCGGCACGGGCCACGTGGCCTGCTCAAGCTATGTGGCTGGCACCAGCCAGTTCACCATGCAGCTGCGCACGGCCAAGGCGGTTGCCAACGTGCGCATCTCGGCGCCACTAGACTCGAACACCTCCGAGGTGCTGCAGAACTTCAGGCTCCAGTACTCGGACGACAACTCGACCTGGACCACGGCCCTGACGGTCAACAGCAACCCGGTCTACCTGGTCGGGGAGACCAAGACCTTCGCGGTGCCTGGCACGCCCGGCGCGCATGAATACTGGCGTATCATCATCGACCGTAAGCAGAGCGGCTCAACGACCGGCTCAGTGTATTGGCGCAGCCTCTTGCTGCTCGACTCTGGTGGCGACATCGTCAACCACTTTGGCAGCGAAGCTCTTCTGAAGGCCACAGGAAACGCAGGCGCGGATAATATCTACACGGGCATCCGCAGCGAATACGACGCGGCGAACGGCTGGTTCAATCTGTTCCTCAACGGATACACGGGCTACGACCCGAACGAGACAAGCTTCTTCAACCAGCCGGGGGCCATCAACAACTGGTCCGCAGGCACGCCGCTCGACGTGCCGATGGTGCCGTGCTGGAATGCTGCAATGCCATACTGGTTCCGGGCGAACGGCCGCAGCTTTAGCTTTGGTGTGAAAGTCTCAACGTCTTTCGAGGGTGGATACCTGGGGTTCATTCTGCCCTACGCGACCCCCTCGCAGTATCCGTACCCGCTGGCCGTCGGTGGCTCCCTCGTGCCACAGGACTCGGATCGCTCCTCTACGTGGCGCTACTCGTACAACGCTATGCAGCACAGCGTCTTCCCAATACCGGGGTCCAACACGACAAGTCCTACGGGTGCAACGCCAAATAGTAGCACACTGTACCTACGCACACCCGACGGGCTATGGCAGTCCTTTGCGCAGCGCATCGGCGTGACGACCATATCTGAGATGACCCAGTCGTTGAGCTCGCCATTCGCCCGCAGCGGTATTCGTGCAGGGGTGTGGCCCACCTCTGTGCGCAACGTCGGCGCCGCTGCGCCTCGGCGTGACTACCGCGAGGTGCTCGGCGGTGGCTACCTGCTGCAGCCGCTCGTCTTACATCAGCGGCTGCCGACGGACGCAGTGTGGGGGGAGCTCGAAGGCTGTATGGCCATCTCCGGTTTCGGTAATGCGGCGGAGAACACTACAAGCTTTGCCGGCAAGAACTACGTCATCTTACAGAACGTTGCGCGCACCGAGGCGCACGAGTACTGGGCAATGGCCCTCGACTGACAGGGGAAAGACATGGCATATGAGACCGGGACCTCGACAGGCCCCAACGACCTGCTGGACAAGCTGCGCCTCTTCGCGATCGCGCAGGGCTGGACCGTGAACCGCTGGACTACCGTCGGCTCCGGACGCGAGCTCTGTCTGTCCAAGGGTAGCGCCTACTACAACATGCGCTCCTACCAGAACGAGACCGTCTTCAATAATGGCTCGAACCAAACCCAGCGTTACGGTATCTCCATCAACGGTTCGGATGGGTACTCGTCGGGTAGCGCGTGGGACCGCCAGTCCGGCTACCCGATCCGCACAGGTGGCTCGGCTGGCTCCGATCAGTGCACGAGCCATGTGCCCTTCGTGACGAGCACTGGCCCTTTCCCTGCATACCACCTGTTCGCACCAGACAATAAGACCATCTACCTCGAGATCGAGGTGACAACGAAGTGCTTCCTACGCATGGGCTTCGGCACGTTGGACCTCTTCAACGCGGGCTCGGCCGGCGGCGGCCGCTTCTACTACGCGACCGGCGGCGACGCTTCGGTGACCAACTCGACCATTGCGAGCTCATGGCTGGGCGCCGCGATTGACAACAGCTCGTACGCTCTGGAGGAGGTGCCGTTCCGCGGGGCCGACTATGGTGCGGCTTCCTTGCAGATTGGGTCCTTCGTGCGGGCGGCCTTCGACTCGTTCGACAACTGGTGCTCCTCACAGCGGACCGGTACTTCCAATGTGACGCCTCAGTCCTGCCAGGGCGGCGGCGTGCACGATAAGATTCTGCGGGACTCCTCGCCGAACCCGCTGAACGGAGTCGGCATCCTGACCCCGAATGTGGTCTCGGTGAACCGTGCGAACGAGTACCTGCACCCGCTCGGCGTCGTGCCTGGCATCCGCTTCATGGACATGACCAACTACCTGCCCGGCGACGAGTTCACGCTCGGCTCCGACACCTGGAAGGTCTTCCCATGGTACCAGAAGGGCGGCCGCAGCTACCAGCGTGGTATCGCCTACAAGAAGGTGACCTGACATGGCTGTCGTGACCACCTACGGGCTCGTGGACTTCGCGCAGCGGCGCCAGCCGCAGCCGAACGAGGCGCCCGGCATCACAGAGCTGCCAGGCTACGACTGGAGCTACCCGTTCCGCGACCCGCGGGCCATGGGCGACTCCGGCTACGCGGCGGTCACAAACAACCTGCCGATCGACGTGGAGCCGAGGGAGGCGGTGTCGTCCTGGCGCATGCCGACCTTCCTGGATGACTACTACTACCGCGTCCATGTACGGCCGGGGGTCATCGAGCTCGGTAACCTGCTGTCGGCGCAGGTTCGCACGGTGGAAGTGTGGTCAGCTTATCTAGGGCCTAAACTGCTGTCTTCTATAGGCCAGTCTGGTACGGAAGGCATCACATTGACTCAGCCTGTCGCTCCGCCGACTTATTTCGCTGCACTGGAATCCCGCACCTATACGGTCAGCATCAGCACGAACGGCCCGCCGATTGTGGATGCGATTTACAGCTTCCATTTCCCGTCAGAAACTCCCACACTGTCGATCACTGGGCGCCGTGTGGTGCTGTGGCCTTTTGTGCCCGATACAGGGTATGACGAGACAATGGAATGGAAGACCGATCTGCTCGATAGCTTCAACAACGAACAGCGTCTTGCCTTGCGCGAAGCACCGCGCCAGACCTTCTCACACAAGTTCCTTCTGGACGAGCAGCAGTTCAGTCGCGCGAAAGCAATCAGCACGCAATGGGCACACCGCGTCTATGGCATTGCAGTCTGGGACGAAGTGACGCCTCTACTGAATGGTCTTACCGCTGGTTCGTCGTTCATTGCGTTCGATACTGCGAATGCCGACTACCGCGACGACGACCTGATCATGCTGTGGGCATCCGATACCAATCTGGCAGCGCTGGAGATCACGACGGTGACCCCTACGGGCGTCAATCTTAAGCTGCCCCTGGACAAGAATTGGCCCAAGTGCTATATCGCGCCCCTTCGCTTTGCCAGAACGCTCAGCGGGGTCGAATACAGCCGCGCAGCGAACAAGTATATCACCGCTAAGGCGCAGTTCCTTGTGACGCAGAACAAGGACTTGGGCGACAATGGTTCATTCCCCACGTATCGCGGCAAGCCCGTTATGACGGATCGGTCTGCTGTGGTGGGCGACCTTAGTGAGAAGATCGTTCGAACGATTGACATGTTCGACAATGGCTCGGGGCCCATCCAGATCGACATCGCGTCGAATTGGGTGCGCTTCATGCAGACGATCTCGTTCATCAAGAATAATAAGGCAGACGTGTGGAAGCTGCGCAAGTGGATCCATGCACGACGCGGGAAGCAGCGCGCGTTCTGGTTGCCCTCCTGGAACCGTGATCTGGTCATCTTGCAGAACGTGGCAAGCACCGCAAGCTCAATCACTGTAAGTCCGATCGGTTATCCGCTATACTACACAGTCAAGGACATCATGATTCAACTCCTCAACGGAACTCGCATCTTTGCGCGGGTAACGTCCGGGAGCACCGATAACGACGGGAATGAAGCGCTATCGCTGAGCGCACAGATCGGAACGGCCTTTGCAACGACCGATATCGACTTTGTGTGCTTCATGTCCCACGTCCGATTCGATACGGATCTGGTGACGTTTAATCACAGAGATGTCGGTCAGGTATCGACATCCATCGCACTAGCGGAGACACCTGAGTCATGACGTATGCAAGCTATGAGACGTCGTTAGAAACGGGAACCCCGATCGAGCTCTATGAGTTCGTGCAGGGGATTTCCCGCTGGAACTTCGTCAGCGGAGTGAATGAGATCATCCGGCTGGGGCAGACCTTCACTCCGTCACCTGTGAAGCGCGATAGCGTGAAACAGACGACCGACACGTTCAAGGATTCCATCAAGCTGGTATTCCCTCGGGACGATGCGTTCGCCTCACAGTACCTCGCGTTCGCCCCTGAAGACGTGACCACAGTGACGATCTATCGCGGTCACTACGGCGATCCGGACGCTCAGTTCATCGTGTATTGGAAAGGGCGTGTCGTTGGCGCCAAGACCAGCGGCAACCAGATAGAGGTTCAGTGCGAGTCCGTCTTCACGTCGATCAAGCGCCCGGGCTTGCGTGCGCGCTTCGAATACGGGTGCAGGCGCACGCTGTACCTGAAGGGCTGCAACGTCAATCGTGAGCTCTACAAGCATGAGGGCGCTGTGCTGTCGATTGCAGGCGGGCTGGTCGTCGCTGTAGGCGGCGCAGCATTGCAGCCCGACGGTTACTACACAGGGGGCATGATCGTCGCCCCAGACGGCAGCGCGCGATTCATTACCGCGCATTCCGGTGACACCGTGACGATGGCAAGGCCTCTCGCGAGCCTAGCGGGCGGCCAGACTGTGGCTATCTACCCAGGCTGCGATCACTTGAAAGAAACGTGCAAGAACAAATTCAATAATCTGGACAACTTCGGCGGGTTCCCTTGGATCCCAGCCAAGAACCCGTACAGCGGTTCGTCCATCGCTTAGGAGAACGATATGGCATGGGTCTATGCAATCGTATTCATCGTCGCACTGGTTGTCAGCTATGCGATGATGCCCAAGCCAGAGACTCGTCCTCCTGCTGGGCTGGATGAGATTCAGGCACCCACAGCGGAAGTCGGTCGCGAAATCCCTGTGCTGTTTGGCACCCGCAAGATGGACGGGCCGAACGTGGTGTGGTACGGAGATCTTCGAACTGTCCCTGTGAAGAAGAAGGGAGGTAAGAAGTGACGAACAGTGTGATCGTTCGAATGGAACACTGTCGCGAGCTGCGCTACTGTGCGCGGGGCGTGCGGGAGCTGTTCGCTCGGTATGGCTTGGACTATACCGATTTCTTGAACAACGGCATCGATTCCGACAAGCTGCTGGAAGCCACCAGCAATGACGGAATGGCGCTTGCAGCAGTGGAGGTGGCTCGTGGGCGGGAGTAGCAAAGCACAGACAGTCGGATATAAGTATTACCTCGGCATGCACTTGGTATTCTGCCACGGCCCGATCGACAAGATCATTAAGGTAGAGTTCGACGAAAAGACTGCCTGGACTGGTAACGCTACAGGCGGCGCAATCGCTATCAGTGCTGACACATTGTTCGGAGGTGAGGAACGCGAAGGCGGTGTATCTGGCACGGTCGATATCGATATGGGTAGCGACACGCAGACGCCGAACAGCTACCTTGTGAGCAAGCTGGGATCGATGGTGCCGGGCTTCAGAGGTATGGTCAGCGCTGTGTTCCGCCAAGTGTATCTTGGCATGAACCCATATCTGAAACGTCCATCGTTCTGGGGCCAGCGCATACTGGTTCGCCAGAACGGAATCGCTCAATGGTATATCGCGAAGGCAGCGATCGGCCAAGACATGAACCCAGCGCATATCATCCGGGAGTGCCTCACCGACCCCGATTGGGGCATGGGCTATCCTGAAGCTGATGTGGATGACACTACGTTTCAGGCTGCTGCCGATCAGATGTATAGCGAAGGCATGGGCATGTCGCTCCTGTGGGATCGTTCCGTAACCCTTGAGGAATTCATTCAGGAGGTGCTGAAGCACATCGACGGTTCCTTGTTCGTGGATCGCACGTCAGGAAAGTTTGTGCTGAAGCTCGCGCGCGGAGGATACGATGTCAATTCATTGCTAGTGCTGGACGAGTCTTCTGTCGATAAGATTTCGGACTTCAAGCGTAACACCATAGGCGAGCTTGTCAATTCGGTGACTGTCGTCTATTGGGACGCAAGCACAGGCAAGAACAATTCGATCACAGTGCAAGACATCGCACTGGCTGCACAGCAGCAGTCTGTCGTGAGCACGACAAAGCAGTTCCCAGGCTTCACGAACGGCACCATTGCAACGAAGGTCGCGGCACGTTCGCTCAAGGCGCTGTCAGTACCTCTTGCCAGTGGCACAATCTATGCCAACAGAAAGGCCGCGTCACTGAATATCGGTGACGTGTTCGTGCTGAGCTGGCCACGCTACGGGATCAGCCAGCTCGTCATGCGTGTGGCGAACGTGGAGCTGGGCGCACTGGACAGCAACGTCGTCAAGATTAGCGCAGTTGAGGACGTGTTCGCGCTGTCGAGCGCTATCTATGCGCCTCCGCCTCCTAGCGGCTGGACTAACCCTAACAGTGACCCCGCGCCTTGCCCCTACCATTGCGTCATAGAAGCCCCGTTCTGGGAACTGTGTCAGCGCATGGGCGAAACCGACGCGCGTAGCATTCCGACGACAGCGGGTTTCGTGGTGGCCACAGGTGTGCGGCCAACCAGTGACGCGGGTAACGCCAAGCTCTACACGAATCCGACGAACACTGCATACGAAGAGGCTGGCACGGTTGATTTCTGCCCAACAGCTATCCTCAGCGCTGACATTACCCCGAATCAGACGGTGATCCCGATTCAGTCCGGGATGGACTTGGACATTGTCAAGATTAACACCTATGCAGTCATCGACAATGAACTGGTCATCGTTACCGCGATCAGCAGCTCGTCTATGACTGTAGGGCGCGGGGTGCTTGATTCCGTGCCGGCGGTGCATGCGCTGGGCGCTCGCGTGTTCTTCCCTGACGTGTATTTTGAGACAGATCAGGTGGAGTACGCTCAAGGCGAAGTAGCTCGGATCAAGCTGCTGCCCACTACGGCCAAGGGTACGCTCGCAGAAGCGTCTGCTACTGCACAGACGGTCACAATCCAGGCTCGCGCGCCTCGCCCTTACCCTCCGCAGAAGCTGCGCATCAATAGTGTGGCCTATCCGGACACAGTTCGAGGCGACCAGAACATCACTGTGACATGGGTGCATCGGGACCGCTTGCAGCAGACCGCGACGCTCGTCGATACAGAGGCAGCAAGCATCGGCCCAGAAGCGAACACGACTTACACTTGCCGCCTATTGACCCAGGCGGGATCAGTGCTCGTGACGCATGCGGGGCTGACTGGTGTGGTTACGGACACTTTCACTCTTGCAGAGATGGGGTCCAATTACGGAAGGCTGAGAATTCAGCTGTGGGCCGTGCGTGATGGTATTCAAAGCCTTCAGATGCACGATTGGGAATTCACTCGGTCCGGTTACGGTGCCGGATATGGTTACTCTTACGGAGGCGCATAATGGCAGCATCTACTGAACCGCGAAGCGGTATGAGCTACGGCTGGACTCTTGGAGAAAATAACTGGAACACGGGGATGGATGCGAACTTGCTGTCCATCGGTCGGTTCGCTTATCACCTGTCGGTCAAAGACCGCAACCTCGCGACACCTCCGGGCAGTCCGGCAGCGGGTGACACGTATATCGTCGCAGCCTCGCCCACTGGTGCATGGGCAGGGCAAGCGGGCAAGGTGGCAATCTGGTCGGGTTCTGCCTGGGTATTCGGCACGCCGCGAATTGGCTGGGTAGCCTACATCGAAGATGAAGAGGTGCTGTCCGCCTACAAGGCCGGAGGATGGTCGGCAGGCATTGCCATCTAAACGAAGCCCCGCTCAGCGGGGCTTTTTATTGTCGATATGGATATACACATCGACTTGATCCGTTGGAACGTACCGATAATCGACATGATACATCTGATCCCGTACTCTCGCAGGATACAGACGATAGCACTGCTTGATGAACTGCGGATAGGCGGGCTTGCCCTGCATGACCACAGCGACGTCCATCTTGCAGCGCGACACCGCTTCCATGCCTGCATTCCCTTCCTCCCCGTAAGCGGACAGGATTGGCCCGGTCTCGCTGATGCGGGTCTTCGGGTCGCTGTTGAACCAGGCTGCTGTGCATTGCCTGTCGCAGGCGTGCGCAGCACCAGCAAGCGCGAGCGTCGCGCTAACGATCAGTCTTGCGATGACCTTCATGGCATTGCTCCTTATAGCTGCCCTCGTAGTCGGGCCAGACGCCAGTATGCACGTTCTGGCAGTACATGTCAAGTTCGAGGAGCTCGTCTTCGTAATCCATTTTTCCGACGATTCCTACCAGAAGCACGATCACGACGAGGATAGCGAGCGTGCGAAACGGGGTGTTGGCTTTCTGCATTGTTTTTCTCCGTGTTGAACTAAACTGTGGGCCGCGCTTTCGGGGGTACAGGCCGCGATCGGCTAGTGGCCTGCATGGTTGCATTGGCCACCACACTGCGCAGCGTAGCGCGGCCAAAACAGCTCTCGATAAGCACCTGCATTCGTGTCGAAGTGATGCGCAATACCTTCGACGTCATGAACGAGGTCTTCGTCGGTCGCGATCAGCAGTGCATCCAGCTGAAGCGGGTGCGTCATGTGTGCGTGAAGAACTTTCATGAACAGCAGGTGATCGCCCAGTGTGGTCATAGGCACGATTGCTCGGTAGCGCAGCACGATCTCTTCGACGAGGGTTTCGTCCATTTCAGGCTCCAAGAATGATGTGAAGGTTATGCAACCAGATCCAGGCGTCGAAGACGCATAGAGCTGTGAAGGTAATCAACTTCATATCCGCCTCCTTTCCTAGTACGTGATGCAACTGTAGGACACTTCTTGAGCAGATGCAAGCATAAAAATGGGCTTGCCGGCAAAATCCGACAAAGCCCATTTATCAAGCCTTAGAGCTATAGCCAATTGCCTGCAGAATCTTCTCGCACTCCTGTTCGTACCACTCGAAATCGACGTCAGAAGGAAACTCGTCAGGCAAGTCCATCATGGGCTTAGCACCATCCGAGCGGGGCACCTTATTCCCGTTCGTTGCATAGACGATCTCACCCTGTACCCCGACGGCGTAGTACCAGCGGATCGACTTGCCCAGATACTCGGTCAGACCGGGCTTGGACAACTCGTCCCAGGCCGTCTTGTACGCGCGTTCGGTGTTCATTGCAGCGCGTCCGATGGTGTCGCCCTCCCTGACCCAGCTATCTTTCGAGAAGGGTACGAACCCCGCCAGCTTCAGAAGCTCCTCCTGCGAACTGTGCGCAGGAGGCGGAATGCGATCCCATACCTTGACCGCGCCACCCTTCACGCTGCGCACGGACACGAACTTCGTGATGTCCTTGCACCCGCGCACTGTGGTCATGATCGGTACGTTCTTCGTCAGCAGCGCCTCCACAGCTTCGACGCAGATCGTATTCGTCGGGTTCTTGTGCAGGCGCTCAGCCATGTTCTTCTTGCTCGCCCACGGGTTGGCATAGGCGCCCTTACACTTCGTGGAACCGTCTTCCTTGACTGCGATGTAGTTATTCACGTCACGCGAATAGAGCGACTTGTAGATGGTGCCCTCGGTCTGGAAGCCTGTGTCCTGTTCCCACTGAGCAATGATCTGGTCCATGACGTGCTGCCCCTTGCGCGGGCACTTGATCACGATGCCGTCAGTGTTCGCGCTAACCACATGGATTCCAGCAAGCTCCAGGCGCTCGATCAGCATCAGTAGGCTTAGCTGGCCGGTCACTGTTACCTGGATCAGCAGGTCAGGGGAGTAGAGGATTGAATACTTGCTGCCCAGCTTGCCGAAAGACCCGTTAATCGTAATCTTCAGTGAGTCGGCTGTTACCTTGTCACCTCGTTCCTTGGCTGCAATACGTCGATCAACGATGTTCTTATACACGTGAAGGAACGTCGGGCCCAGGTGATGCGGGTACAGGCCGAGGTTCAAGATGATGAACGGGTAGTACGACGTCACGTCCTTGTCGATCAGGATGTAGTTTTCGTCGCTGTGGTGCGCTGCTGTGCTTTCGCTGCTATGCAGACCGCCGATGCCCATGCGATACACGCTGCCGTTGATATCAAGCTGGAGCGCCTTAATCTCTTCCGGCATGCCGATGGAACCAGTCTCATCAACAAGGAAGTTCGCATTCGCAACGACACTCAGGGCCCAGTTCATCAACTGCGACTGGTAGCGAATGAAGTGGGGCACCCTGTAGCGGTACGCTGTGCCCACCTCAATCACGGGCTTCTCTGGCCTGCGCCCCATGCGACGGGTCATCTCTTCCGCGATTACAGCCTCCGCGATCTGTGCGTCGGACTTGCTACGAAGGTCAATACCTGTCTCGTTCGATAGTGTGGTGCGAAGATCCAAGTGATCACGCAAGCACTCATGAAGGAACGCGGTACTCGTCAAGTCGCTGTTGATGTTGTACCAGCGCACGCAGGCGATCTGCTCAGGGCTGAGCACGGTGTCAGGGTGGAACGGCAGATCCTGCATGCGGGGAACGTGCAGGCGACCGCCGTAGATCTTCAGGCTGGCGCGGAGCGGAGCCACCTCGATCAGGTCAATGTGGTCAATCTTAACACCCTTGACCTTGTACTGCTTCATCACGTCGGACCCGCGCCAACCCTCCAGAATGATCTGGTTCGTCGCGTGCTTCAGCAATGCGTTCGGCTTGCCCGCAAGCGCAAGGAATGTGATCGGTAAGTCGTACGACAGGGAGTTGAACCCGACGGTCGTAGTGTTCTCCAGCACCCAGCGCAGTTTCCCGACGTCAAGCGGGTGCCCATCATACATCTCAAAGAACACCGCTTTGCCTGTAGCGAGCGATCGAAACGAGGCAATGAAATAGTTCTCATAACACTCGATATCGAACAGCAGCCTGTCGCGGGTCATTGCAGCGTGCAACACCTCCGCGTCGTTCATCACCAGCATGGGGAAGCGTAGAGCTTCTTCAAGTCCAGGCAGGTAGTCGGGGCGTAACCACACAGGGTCCGGCGGTGTGCGTTTGGCCTTCTCGGCCTTCTCCTTGGGAGGTGGCGGTCGATCCTCCCAGAACAGTCCTAGAGCGTCAGCTCGCATCTTCTATCCTCATCTAAGGCCATTAAGCGGGCCGTGGCGCTGGGTCACATGTTACAGGCGCATGCCTACGATTGCACCCCTGAGCCTGTCACCATAGAACAGGCAGGGGTTCGGGTACGTGCTGAAGTCGATTTTCTGTGCCACATCCTTCAGCAGTTTGAGCATCTCAATCTGATACACACCCTCGAACGGGAAGCCGACCATGTCGAACGATGCCCCCTCGCCTTCGTCGATATGGGTCTTGACGGCTTCACCGTGGAAGAACGCGCGTCCCAGCTTGTCGGCGAACGGTTTAATCACTTCCAGCCCTTCGAACAGGCGGGAGTCCATGTCACTCGGGTTGCTCTGCCTGTCGAGCACTTTCGACAGGTCGGGCCAGTCAGTGCTATACAGCTGGCTCCGGATCCAGCGCCCGTCGGTGTAATGGAATGTGATGCTGTTGTCGGTGCGCTGTGCGTGCGTAGGCGCTTCGTTGATACGGATCATCTCCTTGATTGCCGACATAGGAATGTTGGCGGTGAAGGGTGTCTGCGAACCGATCCAGTATTCCACCAGGCACACGTTATTCGTGGCGAACGCAGACTGGCCACGGAGCAAGATGCCGTTCGTCCAAGGGCGAGACGCATCGTTACCGACGAACGGTGCAAGCGTCTTGCACGCCTTCAGAAGCTGCTCACCGTCAAGATCTACGTGATCACCTTCAGGCATCACGTGCGGCGTTTCGCCATCGATGCAATCCACGAACGCCCGGAACTTACCGCTCTGAATGCGCAGCTTGCCCGCGGGAGTCATGCTCAGCGTCACTGTGTCGTTGCAGTTCGCGATCGCCTGCACCAGCGGGCCCGCCTTGGGCTTGCAGTCAATGTCAAAGGGGATGGGGCTGGACAGCGCCAGCGTGCCGTTATAGGAGCGCACATGCCCGCCCTCAATAGCGAAGTGAGTCATGGCGGGCAGGAGGTCTTTCTTAGCGACTGCGCCCTGCACGAACTTGAGTTCTTTAAGCATTAGAAGAGCTCCTGAATGCGCGCCCGAAACGTGTTCGAGTGCGCAGCGTTGATCATTGTGTTGATGACACCGAACGCCCACAGGTTGTAGGCGGCGCGTGATTCATACACGGTGGAAAGGCGCTCAAGCGTGAAACCGTGTTTCTCGAGCATCTGCAGAACGTAGTCCTGCTCGATGGGCGTCAGTGTGGTCACATGCTGTCCCGCGTCGTGCCTGCTGGGCGACTTCTCCGACACGCTCATAGGAATTGCCATTGTGCTCTGGCTGTATCCTGGAGTGATGATGCTGCCGAATGCTGCGGACTGAATCCACGAAGAGGAGTCACATGAATACCACGGATAACGCTCCATGATTGGAACCGCTGTGATACCGAACCCGTGAACCTTGATCTTCGGGTTCCCGCTGCCGTCAGTGAGATAGCGATCCCATATCCTGTCCAGCCAGATGCAGAGCTGCTGAGTGCTGGAGCCCACCATGCCGCCGAGCGTGATGTATTCGTAGTTCGCAACGTACCATTCCAGATATCGCTCGTCTTCGCCTGCGTGGAAGCAGGGAAGAGGTTTGGCTCCGCGCTGCTCCATCTCGAGCTGATTGCGCCACGTCTGCAGAGGGTCGCCGATGCCGTCCAGCACAGACGCCATCACGACACCATCTTCAACGCGAATGATGTCTCTGTTGCGGTTGATATAGTCGCAATAAGTGGCCAGGTCTATATTCACCCCGAGAGTATGAGCAGAAAAAGCCCCCGAGTCAAGAAAGATTTTATCGTTCTTTTCACGAATTGCTTGAACGAATCGTTCTTTGTGAATGTAATGATATGATTCTAGCAAGTGAGGCAGATTATCTACAATATATTTCTCCCGCTCGTTCAATTTCACATACCGGTTCGTATGTCGGTATCCATTAGAATGAAGCGCGGCCATGTAAATGTGCATTCTACATAAGTCCTCGTAAATGTAGGGACATCTAAAGACAGTCCTACATTATAGTGAATCGGCCGTTACTGGGCAAGCCGAAGAAACTCGGCACGGGTGTCGGGCTCATCCTTCATGGCACCACGAAGAGCAGTCGTCACCGTGTGGTGTCCCTGCTGGCAGATGCCGCGCGATTCCATGCACATGTGGCGCGCCTTGATGACCACACCGACGCCCTTGGCTTCCAGGTGCTCGAACAGTGCGTCCGCGATCTGGTCTGTGAGCCGTTCCTGCACTTGCAAGCGGCGAGCATACATGTCCGCCAGGCGGGACAGCTTGCTCAGGCCAACAATACGACCGTTCGGGATGTAGCTGATCGTCACCGTACCGAAGATGGGCGCCAGATGGTGTTCGCAATGCGAATAGATTGGAATGTCGCGCACCGTCACCATCTGGTCGTGCTTCTCAGCGCCGTCTTCGAACACCTTCAGGATGGCCTTCGGATCCTTGCCGTAACCGCCACACCAGTGGCGCCAAGCCTTAGCGACCCGATGCGGTGTCTCGAGCAGACCTTCACGGGCAGGATCGTCCCCGACGTACTGGAGCAGACGGCGAATGTTGTTCTCGATGCCGGACTCAGCGTCGCCTTCCCACGGGAACACGATCCAGCGACCCTTGAACTCTTCGTCCGCCTTCTTGTCGATGAGCACGAAGAAGGGCTTGCCTGGGAACTGGTCGCACCAGTGTTCCATCGTGCTGCCGCTGTCGATCAGGTCGTCGATGAAGAAATCAGCTTTCTCGGGGTCGTCGGTAATGCTGAACCCCGCGAGCCCTTGCAGCAGGTACGCAACGGGCACACCGCCGCGCGGTACGGGGTAAGCCAGCAGGGTGCGGCCAATGGTAGCACCGAAGGCCAAAATGGCCTGTGCCGCCCGCTGCGCGAGCGCTTGCACGTCGTTATGATTCAGGGTCAGTTGCATGGTGTGAGTCCTCAGTGAGCGTGAAAAGATGCGGAGCACTTGCGCGTCTCTTCGACGTCACAATGTACGAGCTTGATGCCGGTGCCTGCGAGCTGCTGCGGGCCGATCACTTCAACGAGATGTTGAGCAATGTTCTCGGCGGTAGGGTTGAAGGGAACGATCACGATCGTCGGGTCGATCTCGGGCAGCACCTTGGCCCACGGATCGTTCTCCCAGATGAGCGTCTTGTGATCCCAATTATCTTCCAGCCACATGCACAGGCGGGACTTCATGTCGCTGAAATCGATCACGCGGCCGATGTTATCCAGTTCCTCCGCTTCGCAGGTGAAATGAACTCGATAGTTGTGACCGTGCAGATGCGCACACTTCGACTCGTGCTGGAAGACGCGGTGTCCGCAGCTGATGTCGTGATATCGTTTGGCTTGCCAGGGCATGTGGTTACTCCTTGTCGTTACTGTAAGAAATGACCTCTTCGAGGCCGTTGATGTCAAACGCGGTGCGTCGCATGTAGCACGGACCGCACGTCCCGCAATGCTGCTCGCCCGCACGGTAGCAGCTCCAGGTCTTGTCGAGCGGTGCGCCAATGTGGTGCCCCAGCGCCACGATCTCATGCTTCATCAGGTTGCCCACAGGCATCATGACTCGCATGCGCTTTCCATCGCCGACTGCGAACGGCAGCAGGTCGTTGAACTTGGCAATGAATTCGGGTTCGTTATCCGGATACGCACCAGCTTCCTCGAGGTTGTTACCGAGGACGATAGTGTCGAACCCGTTCGCTTCCGCGTAGGCAGTAGCCACACTGAGCAGCAGAAGGTTCCGCGCAGGCACCCATTCGTGAGCGAATTCGGCGCCTTCCTCACCGCCAGCGATCTTGCTGTCAGCTTGCAGCAGCGGGGAGTCGCCCGGCTTATACACGGGGAGCGGGAACACGGTGCAGGGCACGCCCAGCGCGTCAGCGGCAGCTTGCACCGCAATCACTTCGGGGCCTTCCGCGCGGCTACCGTAGCAGAAGTGAATGAGCTCGGTCTCGACCCCGATCACCTTCTTGACGTAGGTGGCAGCGACCACACTGTCCAGGCCTCCGCTGCACACGACGAGCGCCTTGGAACGAGCGCCCACGTCGTACAGGGACTCGCCGCGGATCTCAAGGTGATCGCTGAAGTAGAAGCTCATCACCGAATACGGATCCACCATGCGCGGGGTCATGTTGTCCGGGAAGTAGTGCCGGGCGCTTGCAAAGAAGACGCCGACTTCCGTTACGACGAACCAGACGGGCCGATAGTTCGCTGCCACCAGCAGATGATTCTTCTGCTCGCTATGGGTCGCCAGGATCGCATAGCTGCCCTTGAGCCGTTTCACGCCTTCGATGAAGTGGAGCGCGGTGCGGTACGCATTCGAACCATCGCAGCGGGTGGAGTCCAGCGTCTCTGCGATTGCAGCGCTGTCGATGCGGGTGGGCACCTTACCCGTGCGCAAGGCCTTGTCGTTTGCGATGGTGCCGTTATGCACGATAGACCAGTGCCCCGCGCTGTAGGGCTGCTGATCGTCCTTCGACTTGTCGGCGACGTATTCAGTCGTCGGTTCGGCGCGAAGGTTGCTGATGAACGTAGCGGACTCGACGTCGCCTTTGAAGAACTCGACAGGGTGCCAATCCTTGCCTTCCTTGCGTTCGGTGCTCTTCTCGATAACGATGTCGTCACCGTAGTTTGTCAGGAAGCCCCGACCGTCGCGACCGCGTTCATGGCTGTGCGCCACAATATGGTTCAGCAGGCTGTTGGCCTGTGACCGTGCTTCAGGTGTGGTCAGGCCCCACACCAGGGCGCCAATGATTGCGCACATAGCTCACTCCATGTTGATGATCTTGTGGATCTGTAGTTGAAGGATGTAACCGAATTTCATGCAGGAGTCGATGGCCGCTTGCAGGTTGAGGCGGTTGAGCTCTTCATCCTTGGAGTCCATCGGTTGCAGGTAGATCGGGCGTGCCCAGTTCTTGGGCGGTCGGGCCACATACGGACTCGCGCGGTGCTCCAGCGCACGCAAGGGCAGACCGTCATCCTCGTGAATGCTGTCGTGCGCGATCACGTATTTGAAGCAGCAGGCGACGTCGTTGATGCGGGGATGCACCTTACCAGCTTTTGGGCTGCACACCACATAGACGCCGGTTCGGATGTCCGGCATGGTGCTGTAAGGGTACTCGACAGGTTCGAGCGTGCCGTTCGTTTCGATCTGGACATAGAAGCCCGCATCGGTCAGCACGTTCAGGAGTCGGGTGATGTCTTGGCGGAACGGTTCGCCTCCGGTGATGACCACAAGCCCGCTCGACTGGTATTCCTGCACCTTGTCGAGGATCTCTTGGACGCTTGCAGCGCGCCGGCCTTGGGTGTAGTCGGTGTCGCATGCGGGGCATTGCAGATTGCACCCTGCAAGTCGAACGAATACGGAAGGGGTTCCGCAGAAAGGGCCTTCGCCCTGGATGGTGTGAAAGATGCTGTGTAAGGACAGCAGGCCGTCAGCGCTTCTGGTGCGCTTCTCGATGGGTTGTAAGTTCATGGAACCTCCGGGGTAGATAGCAAAGGGGCATCTCTGCCCCTTTGCAGGTTTCCCGCTGGGCGGATGCCCAGGGCGCTTTATTGTAGCAGGTTAGGCCTGCTCGGTGCCAGCGGAGGTCGTTTCGGCCTTCGGGGACTCGATACGGCCGGTGATGCCGTGGAACTTGCGCCAACGGGCGTATTCGGCACGGACGTTGGCTTCGTTCAGACCGTCGGCCTTGGCCAGTTCCATGGACTCGCAGATGGACGCGGGAGCGCCATTCTTCTGCGACACGCTGTCGAAGATGCCCCAGGCCTTGCCGCAGAGGGTGTCCGGCTTCGGGCGACGGATACCGTTCTGCTCAGGCATGCGGTTGGCTTCGCGGGCAGCCTTGGCATCGGCCTTGGCCTGTTCCTTCGCGGCCTTCTCGGCGGCCTTCTTCGCTTCGCGGTCGGCCTTTTCCTGCGCCTTCTGCGCTTCCTTGGCAGCCTTCTTCTCGGCAGCTTCGGCTTCACGCTTGGCCTTGGCTTCAGCCTTCTCGGCTTCCTTGCGAGCCTTCTCGGCAGCTTTTTCGTCGGCCTTGCGCTGGGCTTCGGCCTGCTCGGCAGCGATCTGTTCGGCGGTCTTCTCGGTCATGGTCTTTCTCCAGTGAAAGTGAATAAAGTCCGTTGATGGACGGGATTGCAATGTACTACTCCAGGAGCAGGAGTGCAAGCGGGCAAATCGGATATCTTACGCGATCCGCGCTTTCTGCCAGTTGCCAAGCTCATTGGAGCTGCTAGTGCGCTTCACCCCATCCTGCTCCAGCGCGTTCATGATATCCTTGCGCAAGGCGAGGACTGTGCTCTTTTCGGTCGGCTTTCCAGCTTCCTCCCACATGCGGTCAGCGACTGCCCAGATCTTCTCGCGCACACCGCTGGCCCTTGGGGCACCAGTTGCAGCGCGCGGGGCAGCAGCGGGCCGCACAGGCCGCGCAGCACTGCTGGCCGGTACGGTAGCACCGGCACGCACAGCGTCGCCCGTAGCGTCGGCAAACAACTCAGCAGGACGGGAAGCGCGGAACGAACCCTTCACATACTTGTAGGCCTTCTTGTCACCGTCCCGAATACTATCTGCCTGACGCTTAACTTCAAGCTCGTCCAGATCCGTGACAGGGAACTCCTCCGCAAACTGGAGGATCTTGGACTTCATCTCCGCGATGGGCATGTGGTCAGCTTGCCCTGGAAAGCACGATCGGAAAAGCATCTTGATCTCCATGTCAGTCTTGTGCTTGACTGTCATGTCGATCGGACAGACATTCACCGCGACGTCGGGGAGTTCAATATGGACAAGACCGCACACAGCATTCACCGACGAATGCTTATGAACGATCCTCATGTTCTGCATGTCAAGACTAACGTACATCTTTCACCTCGCATCTGAAGGGCGCCCCTCCGTGCATGTATGCCGCAAGCGGCTGTCGGCATTCTGCCTTGTGCTTGAAGCGCTCAGCGGTAGCGAACACCTCGGAGAAGACCAGATAGAGCACAAGGATAATGGCTGCAAGCACTAACAGAAACCGAATCATGGCATGCCTCCGGAGGGGCTTTCGCCCCTCGTTGCTGTTATTACTGACGGCCGCGGATGCCGTTGAACTTGCGCCACTGGTAGAACTCGATGGACGCATTGTTCGGGTTCCAGCCGCGCTCTTCAGCCAGCGCCTTCACTTGCTTGGCGGTGGGCTGGGTGCCTGCTGCCACCATGTCGTCCAGTGCATCCCACACCGCGCGGCACTGACCGCCCACGGAGGGCTTCTTGATGCCGTTGCGCTCTTCGCGGGCCTTTTCAATCTTCAGGCCGCTGCTGGTGCGCTTGGCAGCGGCGGGAGCGCTGCGCTCCTCTTCCTTCTTCTGGTTGGCACCCATCATCTGCTGAACCATCGTTGCCAGACCGCTCTGGGCGCTGACAGGCGCTTCTTCCTGCACTTCCTTGGTGACCACAGCTTCCGGCGCAGCTTCTTCAGCGCCCTTGGCGTCAGCGTAGTGCGCTTCCAGCGCGGCACGCATGCCGTCATTGTTCATCTTGCCGTAGTTCTTGATGCCAGCTTCCTTGCAAGCCTGACGGAGTTCCACTTTGCCCATTTCGTTGAAGTTGATCATTTTAAGCTCCTAGAGGTTGATGGTCTTTCGACCGTTGTTTGATGCACCGCTGCATCCATGAATCGTACTATAGACGAACTGGACAAAGATGCAAGCCCTTTTTCAGGCTTGCCCGTAAAAAAGATTTTTATCGACATCTAAAAATCGATTAGAACGGAATATCATCGTCCAGATCCGCATAGCTGGTCGGTTCGCTTGCCCGTTGATCCTCAAGCGGTGCGCTGTGGTGCGTCTGCACGCTGGGACCTTCGTCGCCGTCACTTGCTTCCTGAGTGCCGAACGCTGTGCCATCAAAGCACGTCGCAAGGATTTCCGGATACTTCTTGTTGATCCAGACTCTCAGGTGCGTGGGCGTGCGTATCCTGTCAGCACGCTCCAGCGCTTCCGCTGTAGTGCTGGGCATCGGCTCGTCGCTACGCGAACGCCACCAGTCGCGCGCCTTCTTGCCTGCGTAGTTCGTATGTTCGACACAGACGAACTCTTCGAACATACGATACCCGCAATAGTAGGTGGCCTTCATCATCGGAGGCCTGCCGTCCTTCTTGTGCTCGATGTAGGTGATGTGATCCACCTTGAACACTTCAACGACGGGCATGTCACCCTTGATCAGCTCCGCGGTGCTCGCCCCCTGCTTCAGCTTGGTCTGGAACTTGAATTCGTATGTGCAGTTCGAACCGTCAGGCATCAGGCCATTGCACCAGCGCAGGCTGGCATGGACCCATGTGCGGCAGCACGGGCATTCCTTGACAGGTGCATCGCCTCCCTTCTCACCCTTACGACGAGGAACCACAGGGTCATTGATCGGCCCGAGCCTGCGCGTGTTGTTCGCAAAGTCGAGCACCAGGCAATTCTCCTTCCCTGTCCAAGGGCTTGGGCGCGTACCACGGCCAAGCATCTGCACCCACAGCACCGCCGAAGCTGTCGGCCGCAGGCACAAGATCAGGTCGATGGCAGGGAAGTCGAACCCTGTGGTCAGCACGTTGTTATTGACTGCCGCGCGGTACTTCCCAGCCTTGAAGTCCCTGATCGCATTGTCGCGTTCCTTGTCACCCATCTTGGAGTGAATCGCAACAGTCGGGATCCCCATGTCGTTCATGATCTCAGCGGTGTGGATAGCATGTTCCACACCGGCAGCGAACACCAGCCAGTGATTCCGGTTCCAGCCTAGCTCCAGCGCCTCCTTGACTGCTGCGACTGTGATGTCCATCTTATCGACAGCCGTTTGCAGCTCGCTCGCTATGAACTCGCCGCCCCGCATATGAACGCCATCCACTTCCAACTTCGTCACAGTGCTCTTGGGCACCAGCGGCGCAAGGAAGCCCTCAGCGATGAGTCGGTTGAACGCCTCGATGCCTGTGATGTCGAAACAGATGTCTGTGAATAGGCCTGGGACTTCTTCACCCTTGTCGTTCTTTACAGGGTCGGTCAGCTTGCCATGCCCAAGCCTCCACGGGGTAGCAGTCAAACCGATCACCTTCAAGTTCGGGTTGATGCTCATCAGTCCCGACAGGAACGTCTGATACATGGTCGCCTCGCTGGGGCTTACGAGGTGCGCTTCGTCAATGATGACAAGATCCACATGGCCGAACATGGCCCACTTCTTGGCGACCGAACCGATACCAGCAAAGGTGATGGGCGCATGCACGTCCCGTCGGTTCAGGCCTGCGCTATACACACCAGCGGGCGCGAACGCCCACAAGCCCATCAGCTTCTCATAGTTCTGTTGAATCAGCTCCTTGACGTGAGTAAGGATCATCACCCGCTGGTTCGGGTAATACTTGAACACCGATTCCAGGAACATCGCGATCACGACGCTCTTACCCGTACCCGTGGGCATAGCGACAACAGGGTTCCCCGTGTTGTTCCCGAAGTAAGTATAGATCGCGCTGACCGCTTCGACCTGATAGCTTCGAGCTTGGATCATCCGAACACCTTCCGCGGAACGTACTCTCCACAGCCAACGAGCTGTACCTCTTTGGAGATCACTTCGTTGGCACCTTCGCCCATAGGTTGGACAGGCCTGTTGCAGATCCACTTGGCACCTTCAGCGGGTTCGCTGTAAGCGCACGTCCGGCAGTTCTTATCCGGAGCAGCCTTGAGGTGGCAGACGGGCCTGTGGTCACACCATCTGCACTTGAAGAATCCGGGGGACTCATTCAGCTTGTTCGGGGGCTCGGGCATCCAGACGATCTTCTCTCCGCGGTCTAAGAACTGATCCGCCACCGCGCTATCCAGAGGAATGATCTCACCGTAGAGCTCGTCATTGTTCTTATTGACTGCAAGGTACAGCGCCACAGCGATGCCCATCTTGCGCATATACACGTTCATCTGAACGTAGTGCTCGAACTTGGCGTCACGCACACCCTTGGCCTTCAGCTCGGTGAAGGACTTATCGTTGTGAGTCTTGAACTCACTTAGCGCAGCAGTGCCAGGAGGAAGATCGGGCAAGCCTATGACCACACCGTCTCCGCTGCCTCCGAAGTGGCCCTCCGCGTGAGAGATACGGAACTGGTTCCCGTTCTCGTCCTGCTGATACACTTCGCAACCGATCATCAGCAGCATTGCGATGAAACGTGCTTCCTCCAGGTGCCCACGGTTGAACAGGCGCAGCAGACGACCCTCGAAGTTCGATTTCGTTGCCCAGCGGAAGTTATACCAGATCGCACGAGCACATTCCCCGCCAATGAGCGATGCGCCCATGTGCGAGCGGTGCCCCTCGTTGCCCGTGCGGTATGCGTCACCGATGTGCCCGATCACCTTTCCAAGCCATTCACGGAAGGCAGACCCTTGATCCGCCTTCACCATTGCATCGATCTTTGCGACAGTGTGCGTCGCGAGAATTACATTAGGCATCACGCCTCCTTATGTGACTCAGAGGGCTTAGGGGAGCTTGAGCAAGTCCCGGCACCGTCCGCAGTGCCCGCCAACCAGTCGTTCGAAGTGTTCGTCACAGTGCTTGCAGATACCAGGCACACCCTTGGGCATGTTCGCCGCTCTTGCGCTTATCTCCCGAATATGCGCCTCATCCAGCACTTCCGCGTCTTTGAGTGCGCGGTCAGCATCATCTGCCATTATCACATCTCCTCGGAAAAAGAGGGCACACCCTTTCGAGTGCGCCCTCCATGCTGATCAGCTTACTGCTGAGGTTGAGCCCAGGGCGGGGTGGCAGTCTGCGGATTGAAACCCGCCGGCGCTGCCTGCTGGGGTGCCTGCTGGGGTGCCGGAGCGGCTTGCTGGGGAGCAGGCTGCTGAACCGGAGCTTGCTGCTGGGGCGCTTGCTGCCAGGGCTGGGCCGCTGCGGGCTGCTGCCAGGGCTGCTGGGCCGGTGCAGCTTGCGCCGGGGCCTGTTGCGGCTGGGGTGCCGGTTGCTGGGCC